TCGCACCCGCGTGGTGATCTCGCAGACAAGATGGACAACGCGGGTGCGATCTTCCCGCCGACCGGGGAGCGGGATACGCAGGTTCCGATGGGGCCGGACCACTTCAGTGAGGCGATCCGGGACTTGCTTTTGCCGTTCCTTCGCAGCAGGAGTATGTTGGAGCCTGTAGCGCAGCGGCGTTTGGCGGAAGAGGCGTCCGCCAAGGCTATGCAGGATCAGCCTACTGCTGTTGAAGAAGCTCCAATTGCGGCGGTCAAAACCGCGCAGGAAAACCCCTTCCTAAGAAAGATTGCAGCGGCCTATAATGGCTATCTGGATCGAGCCCCGATGTGTTTGAGGAAATCGGCAGAGGTAACGAACGCGGATGGAGTGTTGTACGCCGAGGTTTTCCATACACGGCTCGCAGATGGCTTCGAGAAGAACGCGGCGGGCACGAAAGTAAACCCCTCCGTGGTGCTGGGTGCAGCAGGTGCTGGGTACGCTCTCAGTGAATACGCAAGATGGCAGCGGGAGAAGGCGCGTATGGGTAGCAGGCCGCCGGTAGGTATGTTGATGGATACCGTGGCGGAACACCCCAAACTGATGGCGTTTCTAGGATTGATGGCTGGCATGCAGCAACAAAAATCGACGATCCCTCGACGGGTCGTAGAGGGCATTCGGGGCTTCGCTAAGAATCCGAATGTGTAAGTGCTCGGTGAGGCGTTAGGGGCTGACAACCTCGAAGATGCAATTCACCGGGGGCGAATGAAAAAGACCAAGAAGGAGAGAATTCATGGACGCGCAGTTGGCCGCAATCTACGGCACCGGGAACTACGAGCCAGAGCAGACTGACATCGAGAAGATGGCGGCTGCCGAGCTGTTGGTGAAACTCGCCGAGGAGCAAGGCGTCGACCTGGATCAGTTCAACGACCAGGAGATCGCCGAGATGGTCTCTGATCTCTACAAGTCCGCGGAGGACGAGACTCCTGCGGAGGAGAAGAAGGAAGAGGAGAAGAAGGAAAAGGAGAGTCAGTTCGGCGAGCACGAGAAGGGTGAGACCAAGGAAGAGGAGAAGAAGGAGGAGGAGAAGGTTGCGGAGGCGGATTTCCTCGGTCGTGTGATGGCCCACTCGATGGTTCACGAGCTGAACGAGATCGAGAAGCAGGCAGCAGAGACGGCGCGGACTGAGGGCGGGGACCGTAGTTCGCTGACTGGCCTCCACAAGGGCCTCCAGAAGGTCCGTGAGAACAAGGCGTTCAATGCGGCTACGCACGGTCTTGCAGGTGCAGGACTCGGCCACCTGGCTGGTGGCAGCAAGGGCGTCAAGGGTGCTCTGATCGGCGGCGGTATCGGTGCGGGAGTTGGTGCTCTTCGGGCGATGTCGGCCAAGGGCAAGCGTCAGGCTCGTGCGGAACTCAGCGCGGGGGAGAAGAAGGCGTCGGCCGACGCTTCGGCGCTCGAGCAGCTCGCGCAGCAGCTCGCCTACGAGATGGCGAAGGAAGCCGGCTACATCGAGGAGGCTCCGCAGGAGAAGCAGGCTTCGGCTCTCGAGCAGGCCGTGCACAACCGTGCGTTGCAGATCTGTGAAGAGGCCGGACTTCCGGTCGAGTGGGATCAGTAGGGAGAAGCGAGTCCGCTTCTGCCTCGGGGCTGATAGTGACTGAGATAAGTGTCATGGCATTCTGGGACGAATTGGAGAAGATCGGTGAGTCATCTCGATCTTCGTCCAGCGTGTGGAAATCGAAGACCGTGGGTGCTCCTCGGTCTAAGGTTCCCGCCACCCAGATGGACCGGGCGCCGACGCTCTCAGACAGTCCCAGCCCCAAGCTGGTTGGGCCAGCATCTCGGTACGGCAAGCGGCAGAATTACTCTCAACCAAACGTCGCCGCGCCACCGCCCTCGAATCCGTCGCAGGGTATGGCGGAACGAATGACGCCCCCACCGAATGTCGTATTCGGGGTGCGGTGAAGCAAGGAGGACCCAATGCGGTTTTCGCTCCAGGACATGGTCCGGCAGACGCTCGCCGAAGCTGAGGATCGAGAGAAGGTGGCTCAGCTTCAGCCGGGTAGTGAGCCGGACGAGTCCAAGAAGAAGGACGAGGACGGGAAGCGGGAGGAGGGCCGGACGACTACGAAGGAGACCGGCAATACTCCTGATCGGAACTACGAGGGGATCACGGAGAAGACCTCTTCGGCGTTCGTGGAGAAGCTCGCAAGTGCGGTCGAGTATCTCAACGACAACTACCTGGAGAAGGACGCTGTCGGTGAGGCTGAGCCGCCGCTTTCTCACGGTACGATGCACACCACGGTAGGCCCGGGGATCGGAGCGACCGCTCTCGAGACTAACGTGGATGCCCCGGTCAAGGGGATGCAGTCGACGGAGACTGGTCAGGCCAAACACGACCAGCCGCCGATGGATCCTGGGACCGACCCCAAGGCTCCAGGTCAGACCAACCCTCAGACCGCTCTGGAGACTGATCTCACGACTCCGCCGGGCGGGAAAGAGGATTGGACGGACAAGGACGTCATGAAGCAGGCAGCTTCTCCGGCAAGTCTTGCGAATCGTCTCCGGAACTTCGCCGGTGGACGTAAGGCTGCGATCGGCGAGGCTGCGTCTCACCTCAAGGGTGCCATCGGCAAGGGCAGCACCCTGAAGGAGCGAGCGATCCAGGTCGGCCGTGCCGCCAAGGCATCTCCAGAACTGGCGACCGCAGCGGTTCTTGGTACGGCTGGGGCGGCTAAGGGCGTCCACGGCCTTGCTACCAGGAAGAAGACCGCTCAGATGAACCGGGTTGCCGGGATCATCACCAAGATGGCGGAGGGGGATGGTGAGGGAGCGTCGATTCAGGCCGCTCATCACGACAATCCGCCGCCGGCTACCCAGGCGGAGCAAGGTGTTCCGAGTCTGCCCGGCCCCGCGGCCAAGCAGGAGCGGCTCATCAACTCCAACCAGGCAGCCATCGACTACACCAAGCGTGAGGCGAAGGCCGTTCCCAAGGAACAGATGGGTGAGGTCATTGACGAGCCAGCCCAGAAGAAGTCCACGGATCCGGTTCTTCAGAACAACCTCGGTGCCACTGACACCGCCGGAGTGAAGATCTCTTCGGCGGAGGAGGTCAAGGTGGCGAGGGCTCTCCTCCAGAAGATCGCGGAGGAGGGGGCGAAGGAAGATGCTTCGCCAGAGGAGAAGGAGAGGGCCTCTAAGCTGCAAGAGGTTCTCAAGGCCAAGCAGGAAGAGCAGAAGCAAGAAAAAGCCGCCGGTTTCGGCCGCGGCTCGATGCCCATCTCGGGTGGGTACTAGGAGGACATCATGAGCCAAGCAAAGATCAGTGCCGCGCATGCCGCTCAGGTCTACAGCGAGGTTCCCGGTGTACTCCGGGCACTCGCGACTGAGAGGGACGAGCTGACGACGAAGTTGGGGGCAGCGAACCGCAAGCTGGCCGAGTACGAACGTGCCGACCGAATCGAGAAGATCGCTCGAACGATGGAATCGAAGGGGATCGACCCCGACTCTTCCATCGAGGACAAGATCGAGCGCATCAAGGAGGCGGCATCGAGTGGTCGTTCTCTCGACGTCATCGCGGAAGCGGTGGAGATGACGGCGCCAGACGGTTCGTTGGGGAAGCTTGCCGGGGTGGAACAATCCGGCAACGCGGGGGACTCGCTCACGTCGTATCTGCTGGGTGGCCTCTCCGAGTAGGCAGCAAACGAAGAACTGACGGAGGATTCCAATGGTTGTCAATTTCGCTCTGACCTCTGACCTCCAGCTTGTGCTTCGGCGAGATTTCCAGCTCGCTGACAGGACGCTGGCGAACCCCAACGGTACGAACCCGCTGATCGACGGCGAGTTCGTCAATCTCAACAGCGCCTATCAGATCATCCGCGGCGTGAGCGGAACTCTGGGCTGGGCGGTTTTTGCTGAGCGTGGGCGTTTCGACGTCCAGGCCATCGGCAAGACCACGGTGCTCTTCGGTCAGACCTACGAGGCGGACACTCGCGTGTTCACCGCGGGTGCGGGTCTCCTGGGGGCGTTGCAGATCAGCGACTCGGTCAGCCTGGACGGCAAGACGAAGTCGGGTCTCGCGACCTGGTCTTCGGGTCCGGTCATCGGCTACGTCACTCGTCTGCCGGCGAACAACGGCGGGAAGCTGCGCTTCCTCCAGACGCTGGTCTAGCCACAAGCCAAGCAACGAAGGAGAGAGAACATGAGTGTTCCAGCCCGTCTTCTGAACGACCTCTTCACCAACAAGGTGGGGACGGCCGAAGGCAAAGAAAAGATCGCCGAGTACGCTGGCACGTACGTGCGTGACCGTCTGCGTGAGGTTGCGTACAGCCGCAAGGTGCTTCCGCCGCAGATGGTGACGCGTGCGGACTGCCAGCGTTCGGTCAACCATGACACCTTGGTCAAGATCGTGGACGTCGAGCCGAAGTCTCGTGCCATGAGCCTGACCTTCCGTGGGCAGCCCGAGGCGCGGTTCATCCGTGCGCCTCGCGCCGAGGTCGCCTTCTTCACGGTCAGCTCGGAGAAGTTCGAGAAGACCGAGCAGGAGCTGCTGGCCTACGAGATGCCCATCACCAAGATCATCGAGGACAACTCGGTGAAGGACATCCAGGAGATCGAGGACCGCGAGTTCACGATCCACATCGAGGCGGCGGTCCAGGCTCTCCAGGCCGAGGCCAATGGCGGCTCGGTGACCACCCTCAACGCCACCGCCATCGCGGGGGGCAGCGTGGTCGAGTTCAGCGTCCGTAAGGGCGAGCTGGCTCGTGGGGCGACGACGGACAACGGCACGGTTCTGCCGGTGCAGCGTCCGGACTTCGTCAACCTCTTCAAGATGCTGGACGGCAATCGCCTCCGTGCGGAGCAGGTGCTCATCACCGAGCCCGACTGGGACGACATCCTCCAGTGGACCCTCGATGACTTCGGCGGCAAGTTGCAGTCCGAGACCACGGTCGACGGCTACAAGTACAACATGCTCCTGGGTCGGCAGTACATCCGTACCATCAAGACGGATCTGCTGCGGTCGGGCAACGTGTACTGCTTCACGGCGCCGGACTTCCTGGGTCGGTTCTACATCCTCAACAACACCAAGTTCTACATCGACAAGATCGCGAACCTGATCACCTGGCAGTCCTGGGAGGACATCGCCATGTCGATCATCAACATCGCGTCGGTGCGGAAGCTGGAGCTGTACTCGGGTGATGCGACCACCAACGATGCGGATGGTGTCCTCGCGTCCAAGGTGCCGGTGTCCGAGGAGGATCTCGGCGCGGAGAACAACCGGGTCGATTCTGGCCTGGTGTACCCGGGCATCGAGATCTACTAGCCTGGCGTCGGTGAGAGCCGACCTGGACTGGTAGTCTGGGGCGCCAGCGTCTCGCTGTAGGCGCTGGCGCCTTTTTTCTAGGAGGAACCGATGGCCGAGCAGCCAACATACGTCATCCGGAACATCGTGGGGGACTCGCGGACTCGTCTTCACCGTGCGGTGGCGGCGAGCAAGCAGCGTGGAAAGCTGTTCATCGCTGGCCGTTGGTGCCTTCCTACGAAGAGCATGGAATTCACGAAAGCTCAGTTCGCGGCTTCCGCAGATCAGCTCAAGCAGCTTTTGCTTGCCGGGTCTATCACCCTTCTCACGCCGGACAAGATGACGGTGACCACCACGCATATGGGAGAGTTCGTCCTGATGCGTGGGGATGGGGCGTCGAAGGTTCTGCCGATGGGCGAGCTTCCTTCCTGCTTCCAGCCTACCGTCAAGGCCGTGCCGAAGGCGCCGGAGCCGGTCAAGGTGAAGGAGCCGGAGCCGGTCAAGGAGGAGACCATCGTCCCTGATCCCCCTTCGGAGCCAGTGGTTGAGGTGGTCGAGGAGAAGGACGAGACCTCCAAAAAGAAGAAGAAGAGGTAGGTCATGGTCAAGGTCACCAACAAGACAGATCGTGTCGTCGAGCTGGTACGTTGGAAGGTGCGGCCCAACAGCTCGGACCTGTTGGACGCCGGCGGGTATCCACAGACGTTGATGCCTGACGATCTCGCCTTCAGCACGGCGGCCAAGCGACTGGCGGACCAAGGCCTCCTGCACATCGAGGGGTACTCCAGGGTGCGCGTCCCGAAGGCGGCGAAGGTAGAGTTGAAGGTGGAGACGAAGGTAGAGGCGCCGAACTCGGATGTCACTGTGGAAAAGCGCAAGAAGGGGAAGTAATGCATCCTGCGGCGGTCTCGGCCTTCTTCTCCGAGTTCGGCGATCTGATGAAGGTCGCCGAGCTTCCGTCTGTGGTCAAGAACCCGGAGAAGCAATCTCCGTACGGGCGGCAGCTTCTCGAGGGGCAAAAGATCGAGGAGGAGCACAAGGATACGGTGGGTTGGTTGAAGGATAATCCCGAGGCTCCTCCCAAGGCGGCGTATCGGAGCATCGCTGCCGACCACCTGGATGAGGACAAGAAGTACTACACCCACCTCAAAGAGATGGAAGACAAGTACAAAAAGACGGCGGCGGTGATGAGGGGCCGCTTCGCATGACCGCACAGCTCCAAGGGCTCTCTGGTATCCCTGGTGTGAGTCCGATCTTCAACTCTTTCATCCAGACTGTCCGGATGTTCATGCGAGATCACCCGCAGCTCAACCGGTTGACGAAGGGTGAAGAGTCGTCCGACCGGATGATTGCTTGGGCGATCTTGGACTTCCTGAGCGACTTTGCTGGGAGCCCACCGGACCTGGGGTACTACACGCTCGACCAGCTCATGGGGATGCACTACCAGTCATTCGCTTTGCGCGGGACGACAGTAGCGCTTCTTCAGTCTGTCGGCATTCTCCAGACCAGGAACCACCTGAACTTCTCGGACGGTGGGATCAGCGTGAATGTCTCGGACAAGGCGCCCATGTGGATGCAGTGGATCAGGGACTTCCAGAACAAGTATGAGCAGGAGAAAGTTCAACGGAAGGTATCGTTGAACATCGCCCAGATGCTCGGTGGGTTCTCTGGATCACACAGCGAATATTTTTTCATCAACGGGTGGTACGGGGTCTACTAAAACGGCTGGTATGAGAACGGGCGGCGTGGTGGTAATTACGGCGGCCTCGCCAAGTTAGGGGAGCTACGATGGCATTCAAGGGCAGACAGTTCGACAGCCTCCAGGAGCTTCTGGACTATCTCAACGGCGTGGTACTGGGCAGAGAACTGTCTCCGACGCTGGACCTGGACGGGCTGACATTTATCGTCAACGACGGGACGGACAAGACGGTCACGTTCGTCGGTAACGGCTTGACCCCGAACGTGGTCATTGCGCAGATCAATGCGGTGAAAGCTGGTGCGGTGACCCTACGAAACTACGGTCAGACGGCGCCGCCCCAGTCTCGGCTGGCTTTCATTCTAGCCGCCCTCAAGATCAAGAGCACGGGTACGGCCAACGCTCTGCTCGGGATGCCCACCAGCGGCGGCGACGTCACAATTGGCGCCGGCGCTATCGCGCTTGCGGACATTGTGGCTATCGACGAGTGGACTGGCCGGTACACGGTTGTTCACCAGTAGGAGACTCTCATGCGTGACGAAGAACTGTATCGTCTGCTTCGCGGCGCCGAAGACCGTGAGGTCTCCTGGGTCAAAGGTGCGGAGCAGTTCCTGAAGCTGAAGACGGCCTCTGGCGGCCTTCGGGAAGACCAGAAGGAAGAGTTGCGCCTACACGGTCGCAAGCTCGCCATGTCTTATCGGATGCAGGATGCTCTCACCAAGGAGGCGGCGGAGATCAAGTCTGCGGCCCCGATGGTGCATCTCCCGGGTGTGGCCCAGGCCGAGGCGAAGAAGAGGTTGCTGAAGCGTCTTGGTGTCGCTGGGGGGGCTGTCGCTGGTACCGCGGCGGCTGCCCTCGGAGGCCGGGAGATCTTCAAGCGGCATCTTGCCAAGCGCAAAGAGAAGACGGCTCAACCGATCGCGGTCGCTGATCCCATCACTCCAGAGGAAGTGGGATCTGCTCTGCGCCGTGGTGCTCTGAGTGCC